GCGGCACGTTCGTGGCCTCTGGCACCGTCACCGCCGCCGCGGTGGCCGTCGGGGACGACTGGTCCGCGCAGCCCGGCGACTGCACCGCGGCGTTCCCGACCGCCAGCTGACGACGTCATGGCGTGGACCAGCGTTATCACCGACGCCGGCACGACGCCGCCGGGCGGGTACTGGATCGCCGACCTCGGGCCGCTGGACTACCTACCGGGGCCGCCCACCGCCGCCGTGATGCCGCCGGCCAGCGACTGCGCCGAGCTGGACTACCTGGTCAGTGACCAGAGCTTCGCCGCCATCACCGGCGGCATGTGGAGCGACGTGCTGGCCGCCAGCTACCTCGCCTTCCGCTACTACGGCGGCGGCGGCGCCAGCATCGCCGAGGTGAAAGACACCCCGGTGCCGCCGGAGCCGTGGCACTGCTACGCGATCTACTGGCAGCCCAACTACGAACTGACCGGCACCGCCCCGACACTCGACCCGGCCGCGCTCACCCCGCCGCCGGCGCTGATCCGGGTTCGCCTCGACCTCGGCGGCCTCGATCTCGCGCTCACCGTCGGCCCCCGGGACCGCACCGGCACGGCACGGCTGCTCTTCGGCGCGCTGGCGGTGGCTGCCACCGCCACCGACCGGCCCACCCTCGCCCTCTACGCCGAGGACGGGCGCACCTGGCTGGCGGCACTGCCGCTGGCCGCCGGCATCGCCTGGCAGGAGGAGATCTCCGCGCCCGGTTCGCTCTCGTTCCGGCTGCCGACCACTGACCCGGCACTGCCCGAAGTGCTGCCGCGGCGCATCGTGAAAGTGGCGTGGCGCGGCCGGGTGCGGCAGGCCGCCCGGCTGGACAACCTCGCCGCCGACGAGGCGGTGGACGGGGTGGCGTGGCGCAGCTGGCAGAACCTGCCCGGCCCGCTCGCCCTCCTCGGCCGGGTCCCCGTCTATCCCGAGTACGGGCTGGAGCGGTCCTCGCAGGCCCAGCGCTGGTTCGGTTACATGAGCCGCCGCGACGCCTGGTACCAGCCGCCGGACTGGACCCCGGCGCTCGGGGTGAAGTGGTCGCAGATGACGGGTGTGCGCACCGGCCTGCCGGAGGGGCTCGCCTACCCGGACCCGGAGTGGATCACCAAACGGGGCCCCAATGTGGGCGAGCCGGCGGGCACGGTGCAGTACCTGCGCCGGGAGTTCACCACCTCCGCCACGCTCACCACGCAACTGCTCGCCACCGCCGACAATGAACTGACGCTGTGGCTCGACGGTGAGCGGATCATCGAACCCGACGCGCAGCAGGGTCAGACGTGGCGCTACCTGGTGCAGCTGAGCCTGACCCTGCCCGCCGGGCCGCACGTGCTGGCCGCGAAGATCAGCAATACTCCGCTGCGTTTCGGCTATCTGCACAATCCGATGGGCCTGCTGTTGACGCTGCAGCAGACCGACGCCAGCGGCGACGTGCTGGAAGGCGTCCCGCTGGTCAACAGCGATCCCCGCTGGCGCGCCGCCGATGTGGCCGGGTTCCGCAAGGCCGACGTGCTGGTGAAGCTGTGGACGGAAGGCACCGTGTACGGCTACCGGGCCATGCAGATCCTCACGCGCGGGTTCGACCACACCCACGACTCCGCCGGGCAGCCGTGGACCGACCCGCCCGGCGAGTACGGGCTGGACGTCGGGTCCACCGTGCTGGACGCCTGCACCCAGCTCGCCGAATCCGGCCTCGACGTGCTGGTGGAGCCGGACACCCTCACCCTGCAGGCCTGGAGCCGCAAAGGTGCTGACCGCGGCGCCACCGTGGCGTTGGCCCTCGGCGTGGACGGCGGCTCGGTGCTCGCGCACCAGCGCACCGAGACCGAGGCGCGGTACAACACCGCGTTGGCGCAGCTCGCGAATGGCACCTGGGTGCAGCGGCAGGACGCCGCCGCCGTCGCCGCGGTGGGCCGGGAAGGCGCCGGCATCTCCGCCGGCTCCAGCAGCGACCTGGACACCGTGGCGGAGGTGCTCGACGGGCAGCTCGCCGAGGCCGGGCAGACCCTGGTCGCGTTCACCACGCAGCTCAGCTCCCTGATCGGGCCTCAGCCGTACCGGGATTTCGACCTCGGCGACACCATCACCGTGCCCGGCGGGGACCGGGCCCGGGTGCTGGCGCTCACCTTCGACGCCGCCGAGGACGGCCCGGTGCGGATCACCCCGGAGCTGGTGGCCGACAACTCCGACGCGGACAGCGACCTCGAGCCCGGCGGCCCGGGCACCGGCGACCCGGGAGCGTGACCCATGCCTGACGTCCCGCGGCGGCTGCCGCGCACCGCGGCGCAACGCAACCGTGCCGTTGCCACCACGCACGCGGCCCTGTCCGCGGGCGGCACCACCACCTTCGCCCGGCCGGTGCCGGCGCAACCGCCCGCCGGGCGGCGGTACGTGGAACCGCCGCCGGACGTGCCCGTCGTCACCGGGCAGCAGGTCGGCGACGACCAGGACGCGCAGATCTCGCTGACCATCACCCACCCCGGCCCGGGCGGCTCCTACGCCAACGGCACCGGCGCGGTGGCGATCGGCCCGGCGTCGCACGCCAACACCAGCGCGGTCGCGATCGGCCACTACACGTGGGCCAGCGACATCGGCGCGGTCAGCGTCGGCCTGGACGCGCAGGCCGCCGCGGAGAACACCGTCTCGGTCGGCCCGCTCGCCTACAACAACGGCGCGGAGTCCGTCGCGGTCGGGTACGTCGCGCACTGCTACGCGCCGGACACGGTGGCGGTCGGGTACCAGGCCGAAGTGCAGGCAGGCGCCGACTACGGCATGGCCGTGGGTAGCGGCACCGTCGCGCAGCAGGCCGGCGACGTCGCGCTCGGCACCGACGACACCGGCGCCGGCGCGCAGGCCAGCGGCCCGAACGATTTCGTGCTCGGCACCGCGCTGCACCACGTGAGAATCCCCGGCTCGCTTGAGGTGGCCGGCGTCCCCGTCACCGGCGGCGGAGGCGGTAGCGGCGGTGCGCCGACCGGCGCGGCCGGCGGCGACCTGGCCGGGACCTACCCGAATCCGACCCTGGGCCTGACCGCGGTCACGCCCGGCTCCTACACGAACGCCAGCGTCACGGTGGACGGCAAAGGCCGGATCACCGCCGCCGCCAATGGTGCGCCGGGTCCTACCGGACCGGCAGGCCCACCCGGTCCCACCGGACCGGCAGGCCCACCGGGCCCCGCTGGCCCGGCAGGCCCGACCGGCACCACAGGCGCTACCGGTCAGGCAGGCCCGGCAGGCCCGGCAGGCCCGGCCGGCGCCGATGGCGCGACCGGACCTCAGGGACCCGTCGGCCCCGCCGGCGCGACCGGACCGGCAGGCCCGACCGGCGCCACGGGTCCGCAAGGCCCGGCAGGCCCGGCAGGCCCCGCCGGCAGCGGCTACGCGCGTGCCACCGCTACCGCCACCAGCGCCTCCCTCGCACCCGCCGCCACCGACACCGCCGTCAGTGCCACCCTCGCCGTCGGGTACCGGCTCTACAGCGTGCAGACGTCCCGGCCCGCCCGGGTGCGTCTCTACGAGACCGCCGCGGCCCGCACTGCCGACCTCGCCCGCCCGGTCGGCACCGACCCGGCCGCGGACGCGGGCGTGACGTTGGACTACGTCACCACCGCCGCGGGCACTGTCTACCCGCTGAGCCCGCTGGTGGACGGTGCCGACCTCGACGCCAGCCCGGACGCCAGCATCCCGATGACGGTGACTAACAACGACACGACCACCGGCACCGTCACGGTGACGCTGGTCTGGCTCCGGCAGGAGTGAAGCCGTGACGAGACAGACCGTCCTGACCAACCCGAACACCAGCAGCGATGCGCAGTTCCGGGCCTGGGGTTCGGCCATCTCGGCCGCGATCACCGCGGCCGGACTGGCGAAGACCGCCGACACCGGCCAGATCGACTGGGCCACCGTCACGAAACCGGCCACGGCCACCACCGTCGCCGGCTACGAGATCCGCAAATTCGGCGACTCGCTGGCGACCAGCCGCCCGGTCTACCTGAAACTGTCCTACGGGCTCGGCGGCAGCACCGGTATCAACGCCGCGGGCATCACCGCAATCAGCATCGGCACCGGCTCCGACGGGGCCGGCAACCTCACCGGCCAGATACAGGCGCTGACCAGCTTCTTCACCGCGTCCTCGTCCAACAACCCGGACAATGTCAACAGCACCAGCTACGTCACGCACGGGGAGGGGTTCCTCACCCTCGTGGTGAACCGGGCCGGGTACGGCGGCGGTGTCGGGTCCGGCATGGTCCTGGTCCTCGACCGCACCCGGGACAGCGCCGGCGCACCCACCACCGAGGGTCTCTACATCGCCGTGGCCCGCGCGAGCGCCACCCTGGTCTTCGTCTCCGCGTACACCATGAACTACGTCTCCGGGGTGAACCAGGGGCCTATCGGACCGGTTGCCGCGTTCCCTGACCTCGCCTCGTTCAGCACCGCGAGCGAGGTGTACGTCTTCCCGCATCTGGCGTTCCTGCCCGCGATCAGGAACGTGCTCGCCGCAGTGACCTACAACAACGCCGACATCACCGCGGCCACCACGTTCACCTCCACCGTGCTCGGCGCGACCCCGCACACCTATCTCGCGCTGGGGGCCACCGCCGGCAACGCGGGCAACAACCAATCCACCTCGGGCGCCAACTCCGCCGCTCTGAATGAGGGCAACGCCTGTCTCGCCGTGCTGTGGGAAGACTAGATGCCCACCTACGTAGCCAAACCCGGACTCGCGAAGGTCGCGCGCACCACCGTCACCGTCGGCGCACGGGACGTCTCCGGGTCCTCGGCCCCCACCACCGGGCAGCTCTGGCCCCGCGGCGGTGGTAGCGGTAGCGGAGGTGCACCGTCCGGGGCGGCCGGCGGCGACCTGACCGGCACCTACCCCAACCCGACGGTGAAAGACACCCTCGGCGGGAAGACGTTCACCGGCGCCACCTACCTCAACGGCGCCGTGCGTCTCGGCGAGGTTGGCTCGACCGCCGCCAGCGTCGGCCTGTCCGTCACGGACAAGCCGGTGCAGGTCTTCGACGCCACCGCCGGGCAGGTCACCGTCACCCTGCCCACCACCACCAACGACGGCATCATCTTCATCCTGCGCAAGGCGGACGCGAGCGCCAACTACGTGCTCATCTCCGCCGGCTCCATCGACGGCCCGTCGATCTACGCGCTGGAGAACCAGTACGACACGGTCATCCTGAAATCCACCACCACGGCGGACACCTGGCGGGTCCTGAACGCCTACGGCCCGGCCGCGCCGGGCGGGCTGATGCAGACCATTCCCGACTGGAACACCGCCACCCTGCCGGGCTGGTACTACGGCAACAGCACGGCGGCCAACTCGCCGCGGCCCGGCGCGTACTACATCGGCCTGGTGGTGAGAAACCCGGTCGCGACCTGGGCGGTGCAGCACCTGTGGCGGATCGGCACCGGCGACCTCTACGAGGAATGGGTCCGGCAGTGGAGCCAGGTCAACGGCTGGCGGCCGTGGTACGAGATCGGCGGAGTGCCGGTGCCGTCCTCGGTGGCGTCGTCCGGCAGCACGGACCCGTTCTTCAAGAACGGCTGGCAGAACTACGGCACCCCGTACGCGGACGCGAGCTTCTGGAAGGACGGGTCCGGCGTCGTGCACCTGCAGGGGCTGGTGCGGGCCGGCACGATCTCCACCACCGCCACCGGGGTGATCTTCCGGCTCCCGGCCGGATACGCCCCGGCCGTGAGTGTGACGTTCCCGGGGCTGTGCGGCGGGCCGCAGCCGTGCCGCACCCAGATCGCCAACACCGGCGACGTGTACGCCTACCAGGCCATCGGCGGCGGCACCAACGGGTTCTGGACGCTGGACGGCATCAGCTTCCTGGCGGCGTGAGGAGGACGAGATGGCGAGCATCACGATCACGGTTCCGGACGCGCTGGTGCCGCGGCTCACCGCGGCGATGCGGGCGGCGTTCCCGCAACACGCCGACCTGGCCGACGGGCAGGCGTTCAAACGGGTGACGTCGGACTACTGGCGGCGGATGTTGGCCGACTACGAGACGGCGCAGGCCAGCAGGGCCGCTAGCGCGCAGGTCGACGCGCAGGAACAGCAGAGCCTGACCGACGCGGCCGGCATCGGCTGACCGGCCGCGAAGCCGGGCGAGGAGGTGGACCGTGTGGACTGGGCCGGGATCGCCACGCTCACAAGTGCTGCCGCCGGCCTGGTGGCCGCGCTGTCTGGACTTCTGGTCGCGATCCGAGGCGGCAAACCCCCGCCCCCGACCCCCAAGCCGCCCGGCGACGGGACCAAGCCGTGAGGCGCGACGACCGGTGGGCCGCGTTGGTCATCCTCGCGCTCGGGCTGACCTGTCTGGTGCTGGCCGTCGAGGTGTTCCGGCTACACGAGGAGGTGCTGGACCTGTGCACGCAAGTCACGCGCTGGCACGGGACGTGCTGACTGGGAGGACGCCATGACTATCGCACCGTCTCGCATGCTCACCGTCGAGCGCGAGTTCCGCGCCCGCAAGGACCGCCCCAAGAGCTACGTGCTGTCCGGCATGGTCGGCGACGACCGGCACCTGTCCGGCTACCACGTCGCGCCCCGGCTGCTGCAGCCGTGGGACTACTCGCTGCAGCTCAAACGCGACCAGCGCGGCGCCCGGCTGCACCCGGACGAGGCGTCCGCGTGGGACCTGAGCTTCAACACCGCCGACATGATCCTGGTGACCAAGCGGCTGTTACGGGCGGCCCGGGACCGCGACCCCCGCATCGTCGGCTGCGCCCGCAGCTTCTGCGGCACCATCGACGGCCGCAACACCTACCCCTACGACGTGCAGGGCAACTACTGCCAGGGCATCAACTCCTGGGACGCCGGCCATCTGTGGCACGAGCACATCTCCGGGCTGCGCGACGCCACCGAGGCGCAGTGGCGGGCGCTGTGCGACGTGATCTGCGGCGTGCCGATGCGCCCGGCGCAGAAGATCCGGGCCAAGGGCGGCCAGCTGGTCCGACCCGGCGGCACCCCGAAGTGGCCGCTGCCCGACGGGCACTACTTCGGCCCGATCACCGGCCCGGACCGCTGCCACGGCGGCTACTACCGCCACGAGCGGGCCCACGTGCGTGCCATCCAGACCCGGCTGCAGAAATTCGGCCACGCCCCCCGCGCGCAGGGCTGGGCCGACGGCCGCTGGGAGGACCCCACCACCGAGGCCGTGCTGGCGTGGGAGAAGGCCAAGCGGCGCAGGCCCACCGGGATCGTCACCAAGTCCGACTGGAAGGCGCTGCTCTGATGCCCACCATCACCTTCACCCCGACCCCGCTGATCCTGGTCCTGGCGGTGCTGCTCGGCTACGTGGTCCCGCTCGCCTCGGCGTGGCTGACCAGCCACCCGTCGGCCTGGACCGGGTTCGCCACCGTGGTGCTGTCCGCGGCCGCCGGCTTCCTCGGCGAGTGGATCGAGGCCGGCACCACCTTCGACTGGCGCAAGGGACTGTCCACCGCGATCGGGGCCCTGGTGATGGCGCTGATCGGCAACAAGGTGTCCTGGTCCGGCACCGACGTGTCGAAGAAGCTCTACGCCGCCGGCGCCGGCGGGGAGGACTGGGTCGCCGCGGACGAGCCGCCGCCCGCCAGGTACAGCCAGGCAGAGGCGCAGAACCGCGCCGCCGAGGAGAACGGCGGCTGATCATGGCGCTCACGTTCAGCTACGACAAGCGGGTCTACGCACCCGGCGACACCGTGCGGCTCACCCTGCGCAACCTGCCGGCACCCAACCCCGTCATCGCCGAGGCCGGCTGGGTGTGCACCGCGAAGACCGCCACCACCGCCACCTTCACCACCAAGGCCACCACCGGCAACGCCGGCAAGCTCGCGATCACGATGGGCACCAAGCGGGTCCGCATCCAGCGGCCCCTCGGCACATACGACCCGGATCAGACGACGTGCGGCGCCGCGGCGACCGGCGCCGCGCTCAAGATCTACCCGGCCACCGGCGGACCCGCCGGACCCGTCTACAACGGGGTGCTCACCATCAAGGACGCCGGCGCCGTGCTGTCCGGCTACGACATCCGGGCCCGCGTCGACGTGCGCGCGAAGAACGTGAAACTGCTGACCAGCATCGTGCGCGGCAACCCCAACGACCCCAAGTCGATCGCCCTGGTCCGCGGCGACAACGCCGCCTGCGTGAACCTGCTGCTGCAGGACGTCACGCTCCAGCCGAGCAAGCCGATGCCCAACCAGAACGGGTTCTTCGGCCACGACACCACGTTCAACCGCGTCGACATGCTGCACGTCACCGACGGCATCGGCGCCCACCACCCGTCCAGCCCCCGCAACAACATCGTGGTGAAGGGCAGCCGCATTAGCAGGCTCGCCGGGCACTGCCCGGACTACCCGCTGAACCGGCCCATGACCCACAACGACTGCATCCAGCTCCACGGCGGGTCCTACCTGACCGTGCTCGGCAGCGTGCTCGAGGCGATCTTCGCCAACGACATCCCCAGCCGCGACGGCACCACCCCGCACGACCCGTGGCGCGACGAGGCGCACAAGAACAAGCTCGGCGGCTGGAACCCCTACTACGGCAAGAACTTCGGCAAGGCCGACCCGCGTGTGTGCGCCAACGCCACCATCCAGGCCAACGAGATCGCCGGCCGCCCCATCGACTACGTCGAGCTGCGCTGCAACTACCTCGACGGCGGCATCCGCAATCTGAACCTGGAGCCGTACCTCGGCGACCACTCCATCGCCGCGTACAACCGGTTCGGAGCGCGCATGGCGGTGCTCGCCGGCGGCGCCGGCATGCACTCCATCAAGCAGGTCGGCAACACCTACGCGCAGACCAACTCGATCGCGCAATGGCAGGGCGGGCCGGAGGAACCGCCGCCGATGGGCGACGAGGACGCCGTCGTGCCGACCGACTACGAATACCCGGCCGAGGAAGCGGGGTAGGCCGCAGCCTCCCGCTGGGTAATCTTCGGACGCAGCACGGGCGCACGCCGTTTGCGGGGGCCGCGCCCGGTGCTGCACCACCCAGCCTGTGACCTCAGAACGGGTGTTCAGTACTGGCAGGACTCCGTGACACGCACCACGGAGAACACGACGCCGGTGTCGTCGGCCGACACCCGAGTACCGGGCGCGACGTTCTGGTTGCACACCTGCCAACCCCGGTCGAGCCACTGGCCCCGGCCCTGGCCGGTGGCGTCCACGGATCCGGTGTAGAAGCCGTCATTGCCCGACACCAGCTGCATGTGGTCCTGGGCGTCCTGGAGATTCTTGCCGACCTCGTCCGGCATGACGAACGAGGCGGCGCCGACAGTCTGGGTGCCCCCGGTCTGCCCGTGGCCCTCAGCCCTCGCCACGGCCCCGACGTCCTTCATCGCCGGGCCCAGCTGATCCACGGTCACGACCACGGCGAGGAGGACGCCGGCGACCGCGGCGGAGACGAGCAGCACCAGCCAGACAGGCATTCGAGCGAGCATCCGGACAGTGTGCGGTACGTGTGAAGAATCCGCGCGCCGAGATGCTGAGAGAACAAGACCGACGAAGGCGAGCTGCCATGCCCCTGTCCGGCGCGTACGTCAAAGGCGGACCCGCCGCGCTCACCGCGTTCGGCGACTGGCGCCGCCGCCCCGTCGAGCTGGCCCACACCTACCTGCCCGCCAAGACCTGGGGCGACCTGGCGATGCCCACCTCGTTCCTCAACTACTGGCGCCCCTACGCCGACCGGATGATGCTGTCGCTGCCGATGCTGCCCTCCGACGGCGACTCCGTGATGACCGCCGGCGCCATCGGCCGCTACGACCCGCACTGGCGCGCGCTCGGCGGCAGCCTCGTCGCCGCCGGCATGGGCAACGCCATCCTCCGCCCCGGCTGGGAATGCAACGGCTCCTGGTTCCCGTGGGCCGCCCAACCCGACCCCGAGCTCTACATCCGGTACTGGCGCAAGATCCTCATCGCCCTGCGCCAGGTCCCCGGCCAGTCGTTCCGGTTCTTCTGGTGCGTCTCCAACCCCTACCTCGGCTGGGATGCCCGCGCCGCCTACCCCGGCGACGCGTACGTCAACTTCATCGGCGTGGACTGCTACGACACCTGGTGGCAGCACCCGGCGACGCCGGCCGAACGGTGGAACTTCCTGGTCAACAGCCGCACCGGCGAGCAGGCCGGCGGGCTGGCGTTCTGGACCGACTTCTCCGCTGCGCGCGGCAAACGCTTCGCCGTCGGCGAATGGGGCCTGGTCAACGAGGACGCCGCGATGGTCGGCGGCTCCGGCGGCGGCGGCGACGACCCGCTCTACGTGCACAACCTGCTGGCCTGGGCGCGCGAGCACAAGGCGGCGCTCGAGTGCTACTTCAACCACGACGCCCCCGAAGCCGCGCACAAGGTCGATGGGCTGCTGGTGCCGCAGTCCAGCGCGGCCTACCAGGAGGCGCTGGCGGGCTAGCCGGCGGAACACGGGCGGGGTCAATGACGCGGTAACAGTCCGTGTCGAGGTGAAGCGACGGGCGGGTGCTCAGGTGCCGTGCGGCTCGGGCAAGTTGCGCCACGCGCGCCAAGCGTCTCGCGCCGCCCGGTAATCGCGTTCAGCCTCGGGGATGGTCGGCGCGATGACACCGATTCGGGGGAAGTCACCCGGAGACACGGCCAGCCAGCCGCCCGGCGTCTCGGTTAAGACGGGCACATCGTCCGTCGTCGCTGCTTCGATCATGCCTCCAGCGTGCGCTGTACCCAGGTGGACAGCAATAACCCGATGAAGAACTTTCCGTCGTGTTACGATCGGTTGCATCGCCGTCCGCGGCCGCCGTGCAGTTGCTGTCCACGAGGAGTGTTGATGTTACAGATGGATGGAGCGGCGCCCTACGCCCCGGTCAAGGCCGTGGTCTCGGTCATCGAGCGCCACCGGCAGGTGGGGCTGCCCGCGATCACGACGGACACGCTCGTCCGTATGGGAGTGACCCAGTCGCTCGCCCCGCGCACGGTGCAAGCGTTGAAACTGCTCGACCTCATCGACGACGCCGGCAAACCCACGGACGAGTTCGAGGCGATTCGGAAGGCCCCAATGGGGGATCTACCGAGCGCGCTGGCGAACCTCATCCGTGACGTGTACGCGCCCGTGTTCTCGGTGGTCGATCCGACGACGGCCTCGGTTACGGAGATCGAGGACGCATTCCGCGGGTTCGCGCCGTCAGGCCAGCGAGCCCGCATGGTGACCCTATTCACGGGATTGATGGCCTACGCGAAGATGATCGCGGCGGCCCCGAAGCAGGCCCCCGGACCTCGGCCGAAAGCAGCAGGGACGACTCGTGCGAGCGTCCGGAAACCGAAGACGCCAATTACATCCACGACGGCGCCCTCGGCCGACCCGGTAACCCCTCCGCAGGCACCGACCGATGACATGCGCCGGATGTACTTCGACCTGCTGCTCGAGAAGGCCAAGACTGAGGGGGCGACCGACACCGATCTGCTCGACCGCATCGAGCGGCTGATCGGACTGGAGACCTCGCTGCGCACTCCCGCCGCGGCTTCCGTCTCGAACGAGGGCGGTGCGTCATGAGGAGGGCCTGAGCCCCCGCCGCCAGCGCCCCGTGAGTCAGGGAGCGGCGGGGGCCAAGCGGCGGCCAGGGCGGCGTGCGCTCACACGTCGTTCCTGACGCTACATGGGCCGGGGCATGGTTGCCGGGAGCGCCTCTGGAAGCATTCCTCGCGGGTCCGATCCCCGCCCGGTCCACAGTGTATTACCGACCACTCCCGTAGGCGGGCCTAACCCGCAGTGTCGGACGCCGATGCTACGGTCATGGATGCAGGCCGCAGGGAACTGCCGCCCGCATCGCCTTCAGCCCCCGCCTTGGCGGGGGCTGTCGTGCGTCTACGGCCAGGTACCTCGGTCGTAGACCTTTCCGCAGTTCGTGATCCGGGTCCAATGCCGATCCATGATTCGCTCAGCTCGCGGATCGCTTTCGGCCACAGTCATGCGACGGCGGTAGGTGAAGGCGAGTATGTCTGCGGCTTGGAGCATGCGTGAGCGGTGACTGGGCGCGAAGTGAACCGTGTCTAGGAGGTGGCTCAACGTGCTGCGCATGTAGGCTCCGGGCGTTCCCATGGTCTGGTAGGTAGCGAACCGCTCCCGATGCCGGTCTCGGTCGCTGCGATCATCGGCAATCATCAGCGCGTAGGTGCGGTTCTGCCTCGCAACCTGGTCAGCACGCTGCAAGATGTGCTGGAAGCACACTTGCTCGGGAGGGAAGTTGACCGGGTAGTTCTCCCGAGCCTGGCGGGCACGTAACCGGTCGGCATGCACGCCGCGAAGCAAGATCGTCACGTCGGCATCAGTGATTGCCTCCAGCACTCGATTGAAGACGTTGATCCGCGCTCTTGTGGGCACGTCCTTCCAATCTTCCTTGCCGTGAAAGATCGGGTGTCCGTGAATCTCGGCCGAGTCGGGGACGCCGTAGTCGACAACCGCTTGCGCAACGATCCTGCTCAATGCATCGGTGAGGGACTTGGTGGCATTCTCATCCGCCATTAGGCCAGCGAAACCGTAGAAATCGCCACGGTTCGACTCGTCAACGAAGCACAACAGCACCCGAGGGATGGTAGAGCCAGATCGCCCAGCATGTAGCTGCGACGCATCGCCGCCACTGACGGGAACGCCGCGCGGGGCGTCGGGGGTGGGGGGCCACACCGAGGCGCTGTCGGGCGCATCGCCCCCACATTTCGCGTGTGGGGGATGCGGTCCAAGTTGCTGCGACACCGAGGGCGGGGCGCCGCTCAGGATCCGGTGTGGGGGTCATACCGCGGCGTGTGGCGGCGTGTGGCAAAGCCGCGTTCCGGCCGTCCGCGCCGAGTGTCGCGTGACCCCGAATGGCCGTAAACTGTTGGGGAAAGCAACAACCATCCCCAAGAACTGGGGGCGGCAGACTGTCCTGGCAGTGTGGGGGTCAGGGGTTCGAGTCCCCTCAGCTCCACGGCTAGAGGCCCCGTTTTCCGGGGGCTGTAGCCACTTGCGGTGATCATGGAAGTGCGCTCGGAAGAGCGTGTGGCACACGTTGCCACACGTCGCCCCACGAAACGGACATAACCACCGCCGCCAGATCGGCCCGGCCCGCCCCTGGCTGTCGCAGTTACTGCGACACCCGAGCAGAAGGCGGCACCATGCCCCGGGCCTACATCGATACCCTCCCGTCCGGCCGCCACCGCGGCATCGTCCGCCCCGCCGGGCGCAAGTCGATCAGCAAGACCTTCGACTACCGGTATGAGGCCGAGCAGTTCATCGCCGACACCCTCGACCGGCTCGACCGCGCCGGCGACGTCGCCACGACCGCCACCGGCACCCCACCCGAGCGCGCCCATACGGCCGCGCCGCGCGAACCCGAACGGCCCCGCGCTAGCCGGGCACCCGTCGTCTCCGCCCAGGCCGCGGACTGGCTCAACCGCCGCTCCCGCACCATCACCGGCGCCACCGCCGGGAACTACCGCCGCGCCGTGGCCACCATCTCCACCGGCCCCCTTGGCCGCGCCCGCCTCGACCTCGTCCGCCGCGCCGACGTGGAACTCTGGCTCGCCGACCTCGACGAGGACGACACCGCGCTGCACACCGTGCGCCTCGCGATCAAGGTCCTCCGGATGATCTACCGGGACGCCCTCGTCAACGAGCTCGTCTGGCGCGACCCGACCGCCGGCATCCCGCTGCCCACCGGCGACATCCGCCCCGACCGCACCCTCACCCGCGCCGAAGAGTCCCGCCTCCTGCTCGCCGGCACCGAACAGGGCCAGCTGTTCTTCCTCCTCGGCCTCGACGCCGGGCTGCGGTGGGGCGAAGCCGCCGGCCTCACCGCCCTCGATGTCGACCTGGACTCCGGATTCGTCACCGTCCGCCAGGTCGTGGAACGCCACTCAGGCATGGTTCGCGGCTACCCGAAGTCCCACCGCGCCCGGAAGGTCCCGCTGACCGACCGTGTCGTGGCTGCGCTTGCCGCGCCGGTCGAGTCCGCGGCCGCGGCCCGCGGACTGGGCGGGCTGCTGTTCGCGACATCGAAGACCGGGCGGCAACTCGGCTACGACAACTGGCGGCGCGACCTGTGGTATCCCGCCCGCGCCGCTGCCGCCCTGGCCGACCCGCAGCCCCGCTACCACGACCTGCGCCACACCTACGGCACCCGCCTCGCCGCGGCCGGCATGCCGCGCAAGGAGATCGCCGTGCTCATGGGCCATGCCGACGAGCGGACCACCGGCCGGTACCTGCACGCGGCCGATGACGGCGCCCGCGCCCGGGCGGTCCGGGCCGCGCTCGCGGTCTAGCGCCGCCGGCGCCGCGCCGCGCGGCTGGCGTTGAACTGCGCCACGATCTGATCGGTCACCTGCTGGACCGTGGCCCGCTCGGCGTGGGTCAGCCGCCGCGTCTGCGCGATGAGAGTGAGGGCGCGGCCGAGGTTCTCGCCACTGGTGCGCAGTCCGGCGTCCCGCGCGAACGCGATCAGCAGCTCTACCGGATCTGTCGGTGTCTGCAGCGCGGCCGCGATCCTCGTGACGTCGTCGACATGCGGCACACGCCCGTTTCTGATCGTCTGCGCGATCAGCTTCGCGGTCTTTCCGTTGTACCAGCCGATCGCTGCGTCGAGGTCCTTGGCCAGCCGTCCGTCACGCTCGTCGATGAGCGAGCGTGCAAACGAGCCTTGGCGGGACGGCATATGCCGCACGTTATTAATTCGTGGACGTGGGTGACATTTTACGGTCAGTCACGGAAGGAAAGCGTCAGTTGCGGCCGAGTTTCTAGAAGGTATCTTGCGGTCACGGAGAGTCACGGGTAGCTGTTAAGGCGCTTAGCCCACAAGTCGTGCACCACCGGAACCGCCGGAGCACATGCCGATGCCACCACTTGACATCACCGAGATCCACAGCTCGTTCACCGTCGACGGGCTCGCCGAGTTCCTGAACATGTCGCCGCGCTCCGTGCGCCGCCTGCTCGCAGGACCCGAGCCCCAGATCGAGTCGTTCAAAATCGGCCGTGAACGCCGCATTCTGCAGCGTGCCGTGATCGACTACGTCGACCGGAACCGCACCCGCGCCGGCAAGCGCAAGTCAGCCTGACGCGCCTGAACTCTCGGCGCGTCAAACCCGGGCCGGGCCGCGCGCCGAGGCCAAACACCAATTCGAGGGCGAGGAGCCCAGGCGATGAATGCTGCCCACGCAAGGATCTCCGACGTGCGGTTCGTTCCCGACCGCCGGCGGTCGTCATTTCCCGGTGGGAATGCGGCGAGATTTGAGCTCAACCGTACGGAGCTTTCGATGAGCAATACCCGCACAAATGCGCCGGAAATCGAGGTCGCCAGCCGCATGGCGTGCGCCCTGGACCGGCTCCTCGACGGATACCCAGCCGACCAGCGCACCCTGGCCCGCGCCGAGTTCCTCCGCGAACTCGGCTACAGCCTCGCCGGCCACGCCGACGGCCCCGACCTGTGGATGGAAGCTGTGGATAGGCTCCGGTCCCGGCGGGCGGCACGGGCATGACCGCGCTGCAGGCCGTCGACCGGCCGCTGTGCCGGTGCGGCCACGACAAGCACGACCACGACCAGGCCGGGTTCGCGCCGCAGTGCACCGCCGCACACTGCACCTGCCTGGCATACCGGCCCAAGCTCGCGGCCGCACGACCGCCCGCCGCCATCGCGGCGACGCTGGCCGCGCACGTGTCCGTGCTGTGCCTGTGCGGCCACACCGACAGCCGGCACGCCGATGGCGGCTGCGGCGCCGAGGGGTGCGACTGCCCCGCCCTCGAGGTCCTCGACGAGGCACTGGTCATCGAACCGGCACCGCCCGCCCGCGTCGTTGTCGACAAGCCCGGCGGCCTCGGCGCCCTGCTCGACGAGGGGCGCTTCTCCCCGTTCAAACGCACCGTCGTCCTGGCCGAGAAGATCGGCCAGCTGCTCGGCGACCTCCGCGGACGGCTCGAGGAGGAACGGCCCAAGGTTGACGCGATGCGCCGCATCGCGGACCTCGAGGCCGAGCTGAAGGCGGCCCGCGCCCAGCTCCACGGCACCACGCCGGCGGCCGTCACACGCACGGAAACCCTTACCGGCAAAGGGATCTCCGACGTCTGTGGGCGGACTGGCCTGAAGAACGTCGGCGTGCACCAGGCCCGGGCGCACGGGCGTAAGGCGCGAACGCCATGACCGTGGCGCGTGCGCGCGGCCGCGTGCTCACCCCCGCCACGCCGCTGGAGATGCGGACCCGTGCGCTCGCGATCCTCGGCGAGGTGCAGGACGGCCGCGACCCCGAACCTGCCGACGTCCAGCAGCTCGCCGGGTTCGTCGTCGCGCTGGAAGCCAAACTCTGCACCCTCACGTGGCGGACCACCGCCGCGGACCAGGTGCTGCGCGGCGAACTCGGCCCCGGCCAGGTGTGGGCCGCCGCCCCGGCAGGGGGACCGATCCAATGATCAAGCGCAGGAACCACGGTGCCGGGCATTCCTACTACGACGTCGACGCCGACGGAAACGAGACCAAGGTGCCCGGCGTCACCACCCTGCTCGGCGACGGCATCCCGAAGGGTGGGCTGACGAACTGGGCCGCCGGCGAAGCCGCCCAGTACGCGATTACCCACTGGGACGAGCTCCAGGAGCTGGGGCTGCTCGAACGCGCCAAGCAGATCCAGTACGCCTGGCAACGCACCCGCGACGCCGCCGCCGGCAAGGGCACCACCATCCACCAGCTCGCCGAGCAGCTGCTTCACGGCCAGAAGGTCGAGATCCCGCCCGGCCTCGAAGGGCACGTCGAGGCGTGCGTGCGTTTCCTCGACACCTACCAGGTCGAGCCGGTCGTGTCCGAGACCACCGTGGTGAACCGGGCGATCCCGTACGCCGGCACCGTGGACCTGGTCGCCGACATGCTCGCCGGCCGCCTCCGCGCCGCCCGCTACCTGTTCGACTGGAAGACCGGCAAGAGCGTGTACGCAGAGGCGGCACTGCAGCTGGCCGCGTACGCGCACGCCGAACACTGGGTCGGCGGCGACGGCCTCGAGCATCCGATGTCCGAACTCGGGATCGAGCGGGCCGCGGTCGTGCATTTGCGCGCCGACGGGTTCGACATCTACCCGATGAACATCGGAGAGGTGACATTCAACCTGTTCCGGCACGTCGCGCTCGTCGGGCGATGGGTGAAGTGGGACAAAGAGACTCGCAGCGCCCGCATCGACTCGCTGATGGGCAAGGCGTTGCAGCCCGACCGCGCGGCCGCGTCATGACCGCCGCCGACATCGACATCTACCGCGACCCGGCCGAGCAGCAGCAGCTCACGCGCCGCGAGACCCGGCCGGACCGTCCCGACCTCGAGACCTGGGCCGGGGAGATGGCCGCGGCCGCGCAGATCGCCCGCGGCCTCGCGTCGACGCCGTTCGTCCCCGAGACGCTCCGCGTGCGGCAACACAACAGCCGCGACATCGACATCCCCGCCACCACAGCCAACGTCGCCGCGACGCTGCTGACCGGCAAGGAACTCGGCCTCGAGCCGATGGCGTCGCTGCGCAGCATCAACGTCATCATGGGCACCCCCGCCCTCAACGCGCTCGGTGCCCGCGCCATCGTCATCGCCCGCGGCCACGAGATCTGGGTCGAGGAATCCACCAAGACCCGCGCCATCGTCCGCGGCCGCCGCGCCGGGTCGACTCGCACCCAAGAGTCGGTGTGGACCGTCGACCGCGCCAAAGACCTCGGCCTGCTCGGCAAGCCGAACTGGCAGCAGCAGCCGATGGCGATGCTGGTGGCGCGGGCGACGGGGGAGTGCGCCCGCCTGGTCGCGCCGGAGGCGCTGCTCGGCATGCCGTACCTGGCCGAAGAGCTCGGCGACGACCCCGAAGCCGCCGAACTGGACATACACCGGCCGCCGGCCAAACGCACCGCGCAACGCAAAGCGCGCGCGACCCCGCCCGCTGTCACCGCAGCCCCGCGGCCGGCGGCACCCGCCGTGGACGATGACCCCGGATTCGACGAACCACCCGCCGCCAACTCCGAACCGCCCCCAGACCGCACACCTCCGACCACCCATAGACCTCGTCTGGGGCCGGCCGCTGGCGCCCCCATCGTCGCGCCGGCCCCGGACGAGCCTGTCGAGCCGCGACTGCACCCCATCGCCGGCGTCGTCGACGTGCCGCTGCCCGTCCCCGACGAGCCGCCCGCGCCGGCACCGCCCGCGCCGGCCCGCACCCTGCCGGCGAAGCGCATGACGAAGGCCCAGCAGCGCATGATCATGGCCCTCTGCAACGAGCTCGGCATCACCGACCGCGTCGACCGGCTCGCCACCCTCGGCGGCATCCTCGGCCGCGACATCGACACCAGCGACGACCTGTCCGCCGAGGAGGCCTCCCGCGTCATCGACAACCTCACCGAACGCACTCAGCGCGACGTCCAGTGGGGCGTCGAGCCACCCGTCGAGCCAGACGTCCAGCCGGATGTCTGACCACTGCCGCTCCTGCGGCCGACCCGTCCTGTGGGCCGTCACCGGCAACGGCCGGCGCATGCCCATCGACCCCACGCCCCGCGCCGACGGCAACCTCGTCCTCGACTACGGCACACCGAACCGCGTGCACGTCGACCCGCACTCGAGCGGGCCGCGCCACACCAGCCACTTCGCGACTTGCCCCCACGCCGACCAACACCGCCGGAAGGACACCCGATGACCCGAGCCACCGAACCCGTCGACACCGCCGCCGCCTACGCCGTCCGCCTCGCCGCGGCCCTGCCCAAAGGCGACGGGAACGGGCTCAAACCATGGGCCGAGAAGCTCGTCGCCAGCCCCCGCGAACGCCGCTACGCGATCATCCAGCTCGACACCGCCCGCGTCATCGACGACGTCGACGACGACACCGACACCGCCGTCATCCGCATCCTCCGCATCGAAATCGCAGGCGACAACGGGCTGGCGAAGAAGGCCGAAGCGCTGCTCCTCGCGGCCGTCAAGGCGCGCGGCGGCGACCCCGACCTGTTCGACCAGGACGAGCAGTGACCTCCGGCGACACAACAACGTTCGGCGCCGCGCGCGAGCACTACCGGCAAGCCGAGAAGCTCCTCCGCGAAGCCGAGTACACCGACCAGGACAACCACGAGCGGTACTGCCTCGCCGCCGCCCAGATCCACGCCAGCCTCGCCCTCGTCGCCGCCACCGTCGAAGCCGCCGACGAGCGGATCCGCGCCGGCCAGGTCGCGGAATGATCGACCCACCTCAACCCCAGGCGGTGACCGATGCCCATATCCAAGCGACTGCGTTACGAGATCTTCCGCCGCGACAACCACGCTTGCCGCTACTGCGGCGCCGCGGCGCCTAACGTCCAACTGCAGATCGACCACGTCCTCTCCGTCGCGCTCGGTGGCACCGACCAACCAGGCAACCTCGTCACCGCCTGCCGCGACTGCAACAGCGGCAAGTCCGCGACGCCCGCCGGCGCCGCGCTCATCGCCGACGTCGACCAGGACGCCGTCCGCTGGGCCGCGGCGAAGCGCCGTGCCGCGGAGATGATCGAAGCCGATCGTGAAAGCCAGCGCGTCGTCGCTGGCGAAGTCGAATACGTCTTCGCGGACACGCTCGTGCCGTCATACCGCGGCGGCGGAACCCTCTACGACTACATCCCGCCCGACGCCTTCAACACCTACGACCAGTTGATCCGTGCGGGCCTCGCCCTCGTGGACTTCGAAGAAGCCGCGCGTATCGCCGCAGCAGCGAAGAGCGGCCGCCCACAGGAGGCGTGGCGCTATTTCTGCGGCGTGTGTTGGAAGAAGGTGCGCCAGCTCGAAGACCGGGCGGCCGCGCTGCTGCACGCCGAAGAGGACAGACACCCCCAGTCACGCGATCCGATGGGACAGTACGCGGAACACGTCAACAACGCTCTCTGCGCCGTTGTCGACGGACAATCCCATGCGTAACTACGGCCGGTTCACCACGTCCATCTGGCGCGACGAGGACTTCACCAGCCTGACCAGCACGCAGCAGGCCGTCTACTTCCTGCTGTGCACCCAGCCCGACGTGTCCGCCGCCGGCACGCTGAACCTCACCCTGCGGCGCTGGGCGGCCATGTCCGCCGACTCGTCACCGGACGAGCTACGCCGTGTCCTTGGCGAGCTCGAGAACTGCCCCGGCGTGCACCTGATCGTCGACGACGACACCGAGGAGGTGCTGATCCGCAAGTTCGTCAAGTGGGACGGCGGCATCCGCAACGAGAAGCGTCGACCGGTGATCATGGACGCCGCGGAGGGTGTTTCCTCGACCCGGATCAGGCACGCACTCGCCCTCGAAATCGAACATCTCGGGTATGTGGAAATGGCCGCCGAGCTGTGGAAAACCAGCCCGGAGGGTGCGCCATCCGATAACCCATCCGAAGCGGCATCGCATACCCCATCGGCAAATCACGCCGAAACGAGCCGAGCGGCTACTTTAACAACAGCAGAATCCGGGACAGAATCGGACACTGATAGTGCATCCGATACGCAATCCCGTTTTGACAGGGTTGTGGTTAAGAAACGTAACCAGAGACCGCAACCCACAACCCAGAAAAAACGTCCGGGAGGGTCCGCAACCCGGATAGGGCATCGCGGCACCAGCGACGCACAAGCCGCCGACGCCTCCGGCGCCGGCCCCCCTCCAATGCACTGTTCGAAACACCCCGACGGAACCGAGACACCGTGCGGCCCGTGCCGCGCCGCCCGGCTCGCGCACCAGGCGTGGCTCGACGCCACGGCGGCACGCGAAGCCGAGGAGCGCCGCCAGCGCGTCGCCGCCGTCGCCGAGTGCGACCTGTGCGACTCGAACGGGCTCCGGCTCGACCCCGACACGCGCAAGCCGACCGGCCGCTGCGACCACCAGGCCGACGGCGGCACCCAGCCCGATGACCAGGAGCCGCCACGATGACCAGCGACAACGACCCGTTCGACCCGGACGACCCGCGTCTCCGGTTCCGCATCATCGTCGACGGTCGCGTCGTCCACGAAGCGTGGATCGACACCAGCACCACCGAAGCGTCCGGCGTCGCGCAGCAGCTCGCTGAGCAGCACGCCGACCTGTGCGTGGACGCGGAGCAGGTCGGCGGCGTGTGGCTGCTCGAGGTCTTCGACCCGGCTGTGCCGCCCGGCGAGTCCGGCCGCTACAAGCTGGGCCTGCGCGTCCAATGAACGCGAACCGGTTCACCGTGCTCGCCCGCGCCACGCCCGACGACCCGTGGACCGAGTGGACCACCTGGGTCGACCGGGTGACCGCGTACGCCGAGCTCGACCACGCCCGCCGTGACGGCTACCGCGCCCGCGTCGTCGACGCCGAGGGCTGGGACCGGCGGAAGTCGGGCGTGCTGTGACCGGCGGCGAGCGCCGGTTCCTGCCGGACGCGCGTACCGCGCTGCAGCTCCTCGACGAGATCCTGCGCGACGTGAACGACGCGGTGCTGGAGCTCACCCGGGAACGGGAACGGCTCAACGTCCGCATCGAGGACGCGATCCGGCACCTGTCCGTGCCGGCACCGGCCGATACCGCCGCGGTGCTGCGGATCCTCCGCGGCGAGGACGAGTCGTGAGCAGCCCATCCGAATCCGGCCGCGACTTCACGGTCAACGCGATCCGAGACGTCCTGCTGCCGCTGTGCGATGACCTACCCGGAGAACCACTCGCACTGATCGCGTGGAGTCCCGACGTGCTCGCCGAGCGCATTTCCGACGGCCTCGCCGCGAACGGGCTGTGCGTCATCGAGGCGAGTTTGGTCCAGACGCTGGCGCTCCTCTTAGAGATCGACGAGCGGTGACCACCGGCTACGCCCGGGGCCGCGGCCTCGAGTACCACGCCATCGCCCGGCTCCTCCGCGACGGCTACTTCGTGGTGCGCTCCGCGGGCTCGAAACGTGCCGCGGACATCGTCGCGTTGAAACCCGGGCAGGTGCTGCTCGTGCAGGCCAAGGGCGTCGCGGGTCTCGGGCCGGCGAAGTGGAACGAGCTGTACGACCTGGCGCTGCGCGTCGGCGCCGTGCCGATCCTCGTGGAGCGGCCCCGGCCGCGCGTGATCCGCTGGTGGCTCATCACGGGCCGGAAGGACGGGTCCGGCGGCGCGCAGCCGCGGGTGCCGTGGACCGCGGACGAGGTCACGGCGTGAGGAGGCGGCGGTGATCGACGGAGCCCTGCTGGCCGCTTGGGTGGCGTTCCTGGTGATGCTGGTCGCCGGCGCGCTGGGCGCCATCGCCGTCGCCATGGCCGCGACCGTGACCGGTCTGGCCATCCTCGGCGCCGACGCGTGGCTGCACGGGCGGCGCCGATGAGGCCGTACCCGCTCGACACGTGCGGTGTGTGCACCGACGTCGCGTCGTGGCCGGCGTTCGCCGCGATGGGCTTCGCCCTCGGCTGGCTGTTCGCGTGGGCGCTGGTCATCGTCGTCGCCGCGCTGGTCCGGCAATGACCGGTGCGTGGAACGAGCAGGAACCGATGAACCGGCGATGCGAATGTGACCACCCGCCCGCCCACACCGGACTGCGGATGCCGATACGGAGGCAGGAATGAGTCGGAGGCAAGACAGAGACCCCTGGCAGAGTCCGGAGTTCAAGGCGTTTGCGGCCCGGTGGGGAGAGCAGGTCTATCCGATGCTGGCCAGCTCGGCGGCCAGCCTGGTCATCTCCGGGCCGCCCGGCGAGGCCGACCTGCAGCAGGCCGTGGAGATCGGCATGAGCCTGTTGCTGGACAAGCCGCTCATCATCGTCTGCCCGCCTGGCCGGGTGGTGCCCGCGCAGTTGCGCCGGGTCGCCAACGCGGTCATCGAGGGCGAGCCCGGCACGCCCGGCTTCGACAGCTTGCTCAGCAAGGCACTCGCCGAGGTGGGAATCGAGACGACGTTATGAGCGACGACCCGGTGACCGTCGACGGCACGGCACCCTGATGACCGGCGACGCCGGGCACGACTGCGTGTTCCCGCACGCACAGCCCGCCGCCGCCGACGAAGGCCACGTGTGCCGCCGCCACCTGCAGTGGATCAACGACATGCTCACCCAGATCGCCGAGCTGTACACGCTGCGCGGCGACGTCGTCCTGCCCGGCCCCGGCGGCGGACGGCACGCCACCCCGGACGGGTCACCCGCGCCCGGCCGCATCGAGGTGATGGCGCTATCCGACCCGCGCAACCGGGACTGGCACGACGACGACGACGCGGTGCCCGACGTGCCCGGCACCCTCTACGGCTATATCCGCCTGATCGCGGAGGAACGGAACGACCAGCGGCTGTGCGACGTGCCCGGCGACGTGCCGTCGCTGGCCGGGGTGCTGCGCCGCGAGCGGCACTGGATCGCGCGGCAGTCGTGGGTGGACGACTACGCCGCGGACCTGCACGCGCTGCACCAGGTCGTGGCGCGGGCCGTCGGCGTCACCATGTGGCCCGAGTCGATCGGCCCGTGCCCGGCGTGCCAGGCGAAGCTGTTCGTCACCATCGGCGTCGACGTGGTGACCTGCCGACACTGCCGCGCCGAATGGACCGGCGTGCACCTGGCCCGGCTTAACCTCATCCACGAGAAGGAAGGGCAGAAGGCATGACGGATGAGCGGGACCCGGAGACGAGCAGCCAGAAGCTCGCCGTGTCCGTCCAATGCGGCTGCGGCGACCACGAGCAGTGCCCCGACGAGATCCAGCCCCAGTGCGCCTGCTTCTGTCACCGACTCGTCCTCGACGACGCCGAGCAGCGATGAACCGCGCCACCCACAGGCCCCGGCTTGCCGGCGCCCACATGCTCGGCACCCGGCTCACCACCGCCGCTCTCACCGCACGCCACGAGAACCAGGTCCGGCGACACTGCGAACCCGTCGCCTGCGACGTCGCCAGCCACGCGCTGCTGTACGACCTCGACGCGTGCGCCGCCGTCCTCGACCCGCTCGGACGGCGTGTCCAGTTGACGCAGAGGGCTTAGGTACCCCAAAATCGCGACATCTTCCGCGTGCCCGGAAACGGGCTACGGACCCCAAACCCGAAGCCTCACCGCCAGTCGGCGGCCTACTTCCGCGCCCCGCCCGGACAACTGAACACCGTCCTCCCAGGGCGCACATGCACCGTCGCGGGCGGGGCGTGGAACCAGACAGGAACGGTGACCGGTGACCGCGTGGGGCGGACGCAGACTCCAGCGGCTCGCCGCGCAGGTGAAAGCGCTCGGCCTGCCATGCGCGTTGTGCGGGCAGCCGATCGACTACACGCTCGCGTCCGACGACCCCGACGCGTTCACCGTCGACCACCGGATCCCACGCTCGGCGCGACCCGACCTGGCGTGGGACCCGGGCAACCTGCAGCCGGCGCACGCCCGGTGCAACAAGCGGCGCGGCGACCGGGAGAACCGGCCGGAGATCGGGGCGACGACAGTCCGGTGGTAGGGGGGTCCGGATCACCAGCGACGAATGCGCTGGAAGTTCCGCCGGCTGCTTCCCTCCCCGTCCGGCGCCGAAACGGGGGTTGAAACGACGATGACAGACCTGGCGAAGGCCCTCGAGGACGCCGTGGCGGCGGCGACGCATCTGACGCCGCTGGACATGGCCGCGGTCGAGGCGATGCGGGCGCTCGCTCGCAAGATCGACGCGTGGGACGTGATCGTCGGCTGGGCGGCCGAGGACGTGGAGGACACGAAGCTTCGTCCGCGTGTGCCGCAGAACGACAACGTGTCGATCTCGGCGTTCTTGAAGTACTGCGACGCGCTCGGCCTGACGCCGGTCGGCCGCATCAGCCTGGATCCGTCGAAGGAGCCGCAGGGTGGCAAGCTCGCGAAGCTCCGCGCCGTCCAGGGTGGCGGCAAGCCGGCGGCCCGTCGCGCCGCGGCTCGGTAGCGAGAAGCCGCGGATCTTCACGCCGCCGCTGCGTCGGCTGACACCACGGACGTCGGCCGGGTTCGCGTGCATCGAGTTCGCCGAGGAGGTGCTGGGCATCACGCTGCTGCCGTGGCAGCGGTGGCTGCTGGTCCACGCGCTGGAGCAGCTGCGGGACGGCACGTTCCGGTTCCGCACCGTCGTGGTGCTCGTGGCCCGGCAGAACGGCAAGTCGACGCTGGCCCAGGTGCTGGCGCTGTTCTTCATGTACGTCCGCGCGGTGGCGTTGGTGATCGGGACGGCGCAGAACCTCGACATCGCCGAAGAGGTGTGGCAGGGCGCGGTCGACATCGCCGAGGACGTGCCGGAGCTGGCGGAGGAGATCCGGCGCGTCGTGCGGGTGAACGGCAAGAAGGCGCTCGAGCTGCGGACCGGGGAGCGGTACAAGGTGCAGACCGCGTCGCGGCGGGGCGGGCGTGGCCTGTCCGGCGACCTGGTGCTCATGGATGAGCTGCGCGAACACCAGTCGTGGGACTCGTGGTCGGCGGTGACGAAGACGACGCTGGCGCGGCTGCTCGCGCAGGTGTGGGCGTTGTCGAACGCGGGCGACGCGATGTCGATCGTGCTGGCGCATCTGCGGCGGATGGCGCACGCCGCGCTCGGCGACCCGGACGGGATCAACGTCGGCGAGGGTGCGCTGTCCGCGACCGAGGCGGCGCCGGACGACGTCGACGTGGACGGCGATTCGCTGGGGATCTTCGAGTGGTCGGCACCGCCGGGCAGTGATCCGGCGGACCGGCGGGTGTGGGCGATGGCGAACCCGGCACTCGGCCACACGATCACGGAACGGGCGCTCGCGTCGGCGCTGCGCACCGACCCGGAATGGGTGTTCCGCACCGAGGTGCTGTGCCAGTGGTCCTCGGGCACGTTGGAGGGCCCGTTCCCGCCGGGGGCGTGGGAGGGCTGTCTGGACCCGGAGTCGTCGATCGGCGACGCCGAGTCGTACGTGGTCGGCGTGGACGTGTCGCATGACCGGGCGGTCACCCATGTGGCGGTGGCGGAGTTCGACCAGCGCGGCCGCCCGCATCCGGAGGTGAACGCGTCGCGTGCCGGCACGGACTGGGTGCTGCCGTGGCTGCGGGAACGCCGGGCGCGGATCCGTGCGGTGGCCGGGCAGGGGAAGGGCGCGCCGGTGTCGGACTTGCTCGGCGAGCTCGAGGCGGACGGGTTCGAGGTGCGCCGCTGGGAGGGCGACGAGCTGGCGTCCGGGACGGGGCAGTTCTACGACCTGGTGCGGGAGCGGTTGATGTCGCGGGTGGCGCAGCCGCTGCTGGATGTGGCGGCGGCGACGGCGGTGACGAAGCCGCTGGGGGACCGGTTCGTGTGGAACCGGCGGCAGTCGCCGACGGACATCTCGCCGTTGATCGCGGCGAACGCGGCGGTGTGGGGGCTGCTGACGGCGCCGGTGCCGGTGGTGTCGGCGTACGAGTCGCGAAACCTGATGGTGTTGTGAGAGGGGCCGGTGAGCATGGGGCTGCGTGACCTGTTCACCGGAGGACGCAAGGCCGCGCAGGTGCGCAACTTCACCAACGCGTGGACGGTGCCGCCGTACGAGTGGAACCGCTGGCTGGACACGGCGCTGCTGTTCGTGGACCACCAGAGCCCGGGGGAGCTGTTCCGCACCCAGCCGTACCTGCGCATGGTGATCACGTTCTTGGCCCGCAACATCGCGCAGCTCGGCCTGCACACCTTCGAGCGGGTCAGCGACACCGACCGGCAGCGGCTCACGGATGACCCGGTGGCGCAGTTGCTCGCCCACCCCAACCCGACGATGACGTGCTACGAGCTGATCTACACGCTGGTGGCGGACCTGTCGCTGTATGACGTCGCGTACTGGAATTTCGGCAGCGACACCACCTCCCCGTCCGGCTGGTCGATCCGGCCGATACCGCCGGCGTGGGTGGAGAACGTCTACGGCGGGGACGCCTGGGCCGTCGGCGGCATCGTGGTCAACCGGCCCAATGGCACCCGCCAGCAGATCCCCGCCAGCGACCTGCAGATTTTCCACGGCTGGAACCCGGACGACCCGGCCGCCGGTTCGGCGCCGATCTGGGCGCTCCGGGAGATCCTGAAGGAGCAGATCAGCGCGTGGGCCTACCGCCAGCAGGTGTGGGACCGCGGCGGCCGGGTCGGCGCGGTGTTGACCCGTCCGGCGACCGCGCCGACCTGGTCCGACCCCGCCCGGGACCGGTTCCGGGAGGATTGGCGGAACCGGTACGCCTCCGACGACGGCACGCAGGCCGGCGGCACGCCGATCCTCGAGGACGGCATGACGCTGCAGCGCGTCGGTTTCTCCGCCCGCGAGGACGACTGGGTCAACGCGGCGAAACTGTCCCTCGCCACCGTCGCCGGCGTCTACCACATCAACCCGACGATGGTCGGCCTGCTCGACAACGCCAACTACAGCAACGTGCGCGAGTTCCGCCGCATGCTGTACGGCGACACGCTCGGCCCGATCCTGGCGCAGATCGAGGACCGGCTGAACACGTTCGTGGTGCCGCGCGTCGGCACCCTGCCGAACCGCTACGTCGAATTCAACATCGGCGAGAAACTGCAGGGCTCGTTCGAAGAGCAGTCGCAGGCGCTGTCCACGCTGGTCGGCGCACCGTCGATGACCCGCAACGAGGGCCGGGCGCTGCTGAACCTGCCGGCGGTCGAGGGCGGCGACGAGCTCGTGACGCCGTTGAACGTGCTCACCGGCGGGCAGGCCTCGCCGACCGACACCGCCCCGCCGCCACCGAAACAGTTGCGCGCGCTCAGCGGCCCGAAGGAGGCCTTGTGAAGATCAAAGACGCCCACGTCAAGATCAAGGCCGGCCCGGATGACGGGCTCGCCGACGGTGAATTCACCGCCTACGCCAGCGTGTTCGGCAATCGCGACTCCTACGGCGACGTGGTGGAGCCCGGTGCGTTCACCGCCACCCTTGCCGACTGGAAGACGAGCGGCGACCCGATCCCGCTGCTGTGGGGCCACAACATGGCCGACCCCGACTTCAACCTCGGCGCCGTCCTCGACGCGGTGCAGGACGAGAAGGGGCTGCTGGTCACCGCCCAGCTCGATCTCGACTCGCCGAAGGCCGCGCAGACCTACCGACTGCTGAAGGGCCGCCGGGTGCGGCAAATGTCTTTCGCCTACGACGTGGAGGAAGGCAAGCAGGACGGCGAGGACTTCCGGCTCAAGAAGCTGAAGCTGCACGAGGTGTCGATCGTGCCGCTCGGCGCCAACCAGGAAGCCGAGATCCTCGCCGTGAAGGCCGCGCAGGAGCTCGAGCGCATCAACGTCGCGTTGAAGGCCGGCCGGGTGTTCTCCGCGAAGAACGAGGCCGCGCTGCGCGCCATCGCCGACCAGGCCGCCGGCATGGCGAAAGACATCACAGACCTGCTCTCCGCCATCGGAGAGACAGCAGACCAGGACAAGGCCAGCACGAGCGAACCGGCGAAGGACGCCCGCCCCGATCAGGCGACGCCCGAAGCACCCACGCGCCGCGTGTCCGTCGACACCTGGGCGACCGACATCCACCTCCTGGAATTGGAGATCGCCAGATGACACTGCTCACCGAACGGGACGACGAGATCAAGGCTGCCCGCGCCATCGTGGACGCCGCGAAGGCCGAAGGCCGTGACCCCGACGACGACGAAACCACCAAGCTGACCGGCCACCTCGGCAAGATCGCCGACCTCAACAGCCGCATCAAGTCCGCGGAGGTCCGTGCCGACACGCTGCGGCAGGTCGCCGCCCTCGGCGCCCCCGACGCCGAACGCCCCGCCGAACCGGCCAACGAGACGAAGGCCGCCGACCTCGGCGACCACTTCGTCAAGTCCGGCATGTTCAACGCGATCAAGGCCAAGCGCGGCAGCCGGTTCGCCGTCGACGGCCCGGAGTTCAAGGCCGCCACCGACCCGACCCTGACGTCCAACACCGGCGGGCTCCCGGTCACCTACGGCGGCGCCTACCAGACGCTGTACCGGCGCCTCACGGTCGCCGACCTGCTCGCGTCCGGCAGGCTGTCCAGCCCGGCGCTGACGTACTGGGTGCAGGGTGCGCTGACCGGCGACGTCGCCAGCGTCGCGGAGGGTGCCACGAAGCCGGCGCTGAACTTCGTGTTCGGGCAGGTGACGGAGGCGCTGGCGAAGCTGGCCGGCGTCACGAAGGTGTCGGACGAGATGACCGAGGACGCCGATTTCCTCGTCTCGATCATCCGCTCGCAGCTGCTGCAGCGGCTGGCGGTCATCGAAGAGGACCAGCTGCTCAAAGGCAACGGCACCAGCCCGAACCTGCGCGGACTGCTGAACCGCTCCGGCATCCAGACCTACGCCACCGCGGCCTCGTTCACCGTGAAGAAGGGCATGGACGGCATCTTCCACGCCATGACCCTGGTCCGCACCGGCTCCTACATCGAACCGGACGGCATCATCATCAACCCGACCGACTACGAGACCCTGCGCCTCGGTGTCGACGGGCAGCAGCAGTACTACGGCGGCGGCCCGTTCACCGGCGCCTACGGCAACGGCACCGTGCAGATGCAGCCCGGACTGTGGGGCCTGCCCACCGTGGTCACCCCGGCGATCACCGCCGGCACCGTCCTGGTCGGCGGGTTCAAGACCGCCGCGCAGGTCTTCCGCAAGGGCGGCGTGCGGCTGGAGACCACGAACAGCAACGAAGACGACTTCAAGAACAACCTGGTCGCCATCCGCGTGGAGGAGCGGGTCGGCCTCGCGGTGTACTACCCCACCGCGCTGTGCAAGGTCACTCTCACCGCCTGATTTCCCAAGATCGCCCGGCGGCGGGCCTGCGTGCCCGCCGCCCGGGTTCCCTTCGCATTCCTGGTGAACTGGAGGCAGCACCGATGCGTGAACACACCGTCACCAACGCCGACGGCATCGAGATGACCGTGCAGCTGGAAGACGAGGACGTGGAACGGCTCTACCCGGACCTGAAGGACGGGGACAAGGACAAGGACAAGGCCGAGGACAGCAAGGGCGGCGCCAAGCAGTCCGAGACGCCGGCGAACAAGCAGGCCGCGGCACAGAACAAGGCCGGCAGCAAGAGCTGAGCCGTGACCGAGCCGCTGATCGACGCCACCGATCTGGTCCTCACCGACGATGTCCAGACCGAGCTGGCGTCAGCGCGCGTGCGGGCCTACTGCCGCTGGCACATCTACCCGTCCCGGACCGAGACGCTCACCCTCGACGGCCCGGGCGGGCGGCTGCTGCTGCTGCCGAGCCTGTACGTGACCGCGGTCGCGTCGATCAGTGACAGCGGCACACTGGTCGACGCGGCCGATTACGACTGGTCACAGGCCGGCATGGTGCAGCGCCAGACCGGCTGGTGGAGCTGCCGGTACCGGGCGCTGGCGGTGACGTTCACGCACGGCTACGACGACGTCCCGGACGCCGTGCGGGACGTCACCATCTCGGTGGCGAAACGCCTGCCCGCCGCCATGTCCGGGGTGACGCAGGAACAGGTGGGCGGGGAGTCCCGCACCTACGGCGGGCTGTTGACCGCCGCCGCCGGCGACACCCTCACCGACGGCGAGAAGCGCGCGCTGGCGCCGTACGCGCTGGTGTACCGGCCGTGAGCCTCTACAGCGACACGGTCACCCGGCTGCGTCCGGCCGAACACACCACGCGCGGCGGCGACACCGTGCCGGACTGGACCGCCGCACCGGACCGGCTCGACATCGGCGGGGTGAACGTGCAGCCCTCGCCGCCGCCGACGGAACAGGCCGGCGCCGATCGGGACCTCACGGTGCGGCGGTTGCGGGTGCTCACAGACCGCGGCGTCGATGTCGACGTGCAGGCCACCGACCGGATCGAGTACCGCGGCGACCTGTTCGCCGTGGACGGGGACGTGGACCGGTGGCGCGACTCGAGCAGCCCCGGCGCGGTGCATCACGTGGAGTTCACGATCGTGCGGGCGGAGGGCTGAGCCGTGACGCTGAAAGAGCTGAAGCTCGACACCGACGGCATCGCGAAGCTGCTGCTTTCGGAAGACTTCGGCCGGGCCGTGCACGACGCCGCCACCGACATCGCCGCCGCCGTCGAAGCTCGCACCGACCTGCCGGTGGTGGTGCACGACTACGTGACGGACCGCCGCGCGTCGGCCGTCACCATCACCGACCGCCGCGGGCAGAGCGAACAGGCCAAACACGGCGCGTTGACCCGCGCGGCCGGCGAGCTGGGCTACGACGTGCACGGCGCCGCGTGAGCGCCGCCGTGTACGTCTTCGGTGACACGCAGGCCGCGGTGGCGACCCTCCTCCGGGACGCGCTCGCCGGCGCCGGCCAGCCGTTCGCGCAGGACGCCACCGTCGGCACCCGGGTGCCGCGCGGCAGCACCCCGCCGCCGCTGCCCTACGTGCTGGTGGCCCTGGACGGCAGCGAGGTGATCTGGCCGGTGGTGCAGCGCAACGCCACCCGGGTCACGGTCTGGCACCGCGACGCGGACAGCGCCTACGACCTCGCGCAGCTGGCGCACGGCGTGTTGCTGTCCTCGCCGGGGCCGCTGGCCTGCCACGCCCGGCTCGGGCCGCTGCGTTCCTTCGACGTCGACACCGAAACCGATCTGGCTTGGTTTGCGGTGCGGGTTTCCAGCGGGGCCGAGAGCCTCGTGCCCTGAACCGTGATGCACCACCCGAACAGCGACCGGCGTCCGCCGGGCCACGACACAGAAAGGTGACCGCGATGGGCGGAGACCCGAGCAATGCCGCTGTTTGGAGCGGTGCTGATGTCTACATCGGTGGCGACACCGCCACGATCCCCGTGGCGGGGGCGGCCTTCGACAACACCTGGGACCTGGTCGGCCTGCTCAACGGCGACGACGGTTTCAGCGAGGACATGAGCCTCGACAAGTCCGACTTCTACGCCTGGGGCGGCATCCTCGTCGCGACGACGCGGCGCAACTTCAAGTTGACCCGCACCTTCACCGCGTACGAGGACAACAAGACCGTCTTCGACCTGTGGTACCCGGGCCACGACGTCACCTTCGACGTCGACGGCACCTACGAGGGCGACATCCTCGTGCCGGACCTACAGGCCAAATTCAAGATCGCCTTCGAGACGAACAGCGGCGGCGTCATCAAGCGTGTGGTCAGCAAGAACTACGCCCAGGTCGACGAGCGCGGCACCAACAAGGAAGGCGAGAACGACATCGCCTCCCGCGCGTTCACCGTCGCGATCTACCCCGACTCCGGCGGCGGCCTGTTCTACACGTACCGCGGGCCTGCCGCCACCGGGCCGTGACGCCGATGGCGAAGGAAACGAAGGTCACGGAGCTGCGCGCCGAGCCCGCCGCCGAGACGGCCGAACCGGCCGCGCCGTGGCCGCCGGCGTGGCCGCGGACGTTCACCTGGCGCGGTATCCATTTTGCCATCGATGACCCGTCGAATTGGCCGCTGAAGGTGCTCCGCGCTTTCGAGAAAGGTCACACCGTCGACGCCATCGCCGGCGTCATCGGCGACGTGGCGTGGTCGCGCGTGGAGAACATGTCGATCACCGAGGCCGAAGAGCTGTTCAACAAGATCACCGAGGTGACGAGGCTCGGCGACAAGCCGGGGGAATAGTCCGCCTCCTCCGCCTACTCCGGGCCCGCCCCGACGCGGTGGAGGCCGATCTCCGGCGCTTCTACGGCGTGTCCGCGCTGACGCTGAACTGGGCGCAGATCGGCTGGCTGGTGCGGCACCTGCCCCGTGAGGCGGCACTGGCCGGCTTCGACGGCTGGACGCAGGGCGACCTGCTCCAGTCCGACATGTTCCTGGTGAAGACCGGGCAACGGCACCCGGAAGACCCGCGGGTCAAACACCAGGACCGGCTGCTGCGGGCCCGGCTGCAGGTCGGCGCGGTCCGTGCGGAGCGGCGCCGCAAACGGCTCGGCATCTCCGGGTCGGTCCTTCGACGCGGCAGAGGGGTGACACCGTGACCACCGTCGGTTTCGCGACGCTCGAGGTCATCCCGTCGCTGCGTGACATCCACACCAACCTCACCCGGCAGCTGACCGTGCCCGCGGCCCGCGCCGGCGCACAGGCCGGCGAGACGGCGGGACGCTCGTTCGCGCAACGGTTCGCCGCCCGCGCCGCCGACCTCGCCGGCGTGCCGCAAGCCATCCGGGACAAGGTGCTGCCCGGCGCGCAGCAGGTCGGCGACGAGGCCGGCACCGCCGCGAGCGGACGCTTCGCCGGCGCGTTCAAGGCCGGGCTGCAGGCGCTCGCCGCCACCACCGGAACCGCCGCCACCGGCATGGTGCTGCTCGGCGTGAAGGGCGCCGCCGCGCTGGAGACCACGAACACCGCGTTCACGTCCCTGCTCGGCTCCGCCCAGGCCGCCACCCAGCAGATCCAGAGCCTGCAGGCCTTCGCCGCCAAAACGCCTTTCTCACAAGAGGACGTGCTCGGCTACGCGCAGCAGTACTACGCCCTCGCCGAGTCGGTCGGGTTCGCGAAGGACCAGGTGCAGCCGTTCCTGACCGCCATCGGCGACGTCGCCGCCGTCACCGGCGCATCCACCGAGAACATCCGCAACGCCGTCACCGCGATCGGTCAGATCGGCTCGTCCGGCAAGGTGACGCTGGAGAACCTGAACCAGGTCTCCGAGGCCTTCCCGGGCTTCAACGCCGCCGCCGCGATCGCCGCCGCCACCGGCAAATCGACCGCCGAGGTGCTGGACGAGATCTCGAAGGGCAGCCTGGACGCGAAGACCGGCGTGCAGGCGCTGGTGGAGGGAATGCGGAAGTTCCCCGGCGCCGCCGGGGCGATGGCCGCCCAGTCCGCGACGCTCAACGGGATGCTGTCCACCTTCAGCGACACCGTCAACATCGCGCTGACACAGGCCTTCCAGCCCCTGTTACCGACGATCAAAAACGCGCTCGGCGATCTCGTGCCGATCATCTCCGGCAGCCTCGGCAAGGTCGCGCCGCAGATCGTGGCCGCACTGGCCGCGGTGATCCCCGCCGCCGTCGATGCGTTCCGGTCCCTCGCCACCTCCGCCGGCCCCCTCGCCGAGGTGTTCTCCAAGCTCGTGACCACGTTCGGGCCGCCGCTGCTGGAACTGTTCACCACCATCCACGACGTGGTCAGCCCCATCGTCGGCCTACTCGCGTCGGCCGTGTCGGGGTTGCTGACCGTGCTCGGCCCGGTGGTGCGGCTGCTCGGCAGCTTCGGCGGGCCGATCCTCGCCACCGTGTTCGCGTTCCGGCTGTTGAACGGCGTCCTCGGCACCGTCAGCAAATCGCTGAATCTCGCCTCGCGCGCGCTCGGCACCTTCGGGCTCGGCAACACCCGGCTCGCCACCGGCATGAGCACCGCCGCCAGCGCGATCTCCGCGGCGTCGTTCGGCATCACCGCCGCGATCGGCCTGATGACGCTCGCCTGGCAGAACAGTGCGCAGGCCGCCGCCGAGTCACGCGCCCGGGTGCAGGAGTGGACAAGCGAACTGGAGCAGTCCAACGGCGTCATTGACGAGAACATCAAGAAAAACATCCTGAAGAAACTGCTCGACTCCGACATGGCGGACCTCGCCAAGAAGTACGGCCTGAGCCTGTCCGACCTGACCGGCTACATCTACGGCAACGCGGCCGCAACGGCCAAGGTGGAGGCGGCCACCAAGGGTCACTTCGGCGCCGCCACGGCACTGCTCGGCGTGATCCGGCCACTGCGGGACGAATTCCGCGAATCCGTGAAAAACAACCGCATCCTCGCGCAGACCCAGCGTGAGGCCGCCGCCGCCGCGAAGCTGGCCGCCGGCACTGGGCAGGGCATCGCGGCCGGACTCGCCGAGGCGGCACGGAGCGCGGTCGGGCTCGGCCGGGCCATGAGGGTCGTACTCGACCTGGCGAAGGACACGTCCGGTACCTCGTTCGGCAACTCGATCGCGGTCGGCCTGGATCTCGCGATCGCCCGCGCCGACACGCTCGGTCAGGTGCTGAACGGCATCCTGACCCTCGCGTCCAGTGTCGGAAACGCCATCGCGGTGGGCGTCGGCTCGTTCCTGCCGGGCACCGGCGCCGGGCACGCCATCGGCGACTACGTGAAAGACAACTTCGACCCCGTCAAGGCCGCGAAGGCGAAGGCGCCGCCGCCGCCGCCGTTCGACAAGAGCCTCCTGGACGCGCTGCGCCGCACCGCCACCGGCGAGCAGGTCAACCCGCTGGTGGACGCACTGAACTCGATCCTCGCCTCCGCCCGGGAGGCCGGCAAGAAACTGTCCAGCGGCTTCGTGACCCAGCTCCGCGCCGAGAACAGCCAACTGATCGCCCTGGTGAAACGCCGCGACCAGATCGCGGAACAGCTCGCCGCCGCGCAGCAGAAACTGGCCGACGCGCGCCGCGACCGGGCCGCCGAGCGGGCCACCGTCGCCGGCGCCGTCCGCGGCTCGTTCGACGTCTCCCGCATCACCACCCTCTACCGGGAGCCGGTGACCATCCGGGACCTGCTCGCGCAGCTGCGCACCGCCGCCAGCAAGGCCGCCCGGTTCGGTGTCGTGCTGCGCAAACTGGCCCGCGAAGGCCTGCCCAACGGGCTGCTGCAGCAACTCGCCGAGGCCGGCCCGTCCGCGCTGCAGGAGGCCGAGGCGCTCCTGAAGGCCACCCCGGCCCAGTTCGCCGCCGTGAAGGCGCAATACGCCAAACTCAACCGCGCCGCCGCCAGCACCGGCGGCTTCGTCGCCGGCGAACTGTACGACGCCGGCGTCAAATCCGCGGAGGGCCTGGTGGCCGGGCTGAAAGCGAAAGAGTCGAAGGTGCTGCAGGCCATCCGCGAACTCGCCAACAAGATGGTGGCCCAGTTCCGTGCCGCCCTCGGGATTCACTCCCCGTCCCGGGTCGGTATCGCCCTCGGCGGCAACTTCGGCGAAGGCATCGCGCAGGGCATCGGCGGCAAGTACGCCGCCGTGGCCGGCGAGGTGGACCGGCTCGCCAACGCCGCCGCGTCCACCCGCCTGCGCCCGCCCGCCGGCCGCCCTGGCGCGTTCGGCGGCGGCGGCACGTTCACCTTCGAACAGCACATCCACTCGCCGATGACGCCGACGACCGGCCCGTCCAGCCCGGCCGCGATGCGCGCCGCCGCCGCCGAATGGTGGTGACCAGGTGATCAGCACCCTGCTGTGGGCCGGCACCGACCTGCGCAACATCGCCGGGGTGCACGTCGGCGACCTCGCCACCGCGCTGTACGCGCCGATGACGCGCCGCGGCAATGACGAGGTGATCCCCGGCCGGGACGGTGCCCTCGGCGCGCCGCTGCCGTTCGACTCCTACCAGTTCACCGTGCCGGTGCTGGTGGTCGGCAACACCGAGGCCGACCTACACGGGGCTCTGCTCGGTCTCGGCGCCGTGCTGCGCACCACCGGCGGGCTGGGGCTGCTGACCCGGCGGCTGGTCAGCAACGACCCGGGCGGGCTGACCGACTACACCGCGCAAGGCCGGTTCGCCGGACTGTCCGGGTTCACCCGCGACGACACCGGCCGCCAGCTGGCCGCCGATCTGCTGTTCACCAACCTCTCCGGCGGGTGGCAACGCGCCGATGGCGTCTGGGTCTGGCCGTGACGAGAAAGGGGCCGGCATGGCCGAAGGGCTGAGTGTCGCCACCGCCAACGGGCTGCTGTCGGCCATCTTCCGCGGCGTCGCGTACGCGGTTGCGGACCTGTGGGCACAGAAACACGTCGGCCCGCCCGGCGCGGACGGTGACGCCAACATCGCCGGCGATACCCGCCGCGTGGACGCCTCCACCGCCTACGGCACCAGCCCGGCCGGCGGGCAGATCAGCAACGACGCCGCGATTGGGCCGTGGCTGGATGTGCCCGTTGCCGAGACGTACACGCACCTGAGTTTCTGGACCGCCGAGAGCGGCGGCACGTTCGTGGCCTCTGGCACCGTCACCGCCGCCGCGGTGGCCGTCGGGGACGACTGGTCCGCGCAGCCCGGCGACTGCACCGCGGCGTTCCCGACCGCCAGCTGACGACGTCATGGCG